CGCAGATTGCAGATGTGGATCGACGCTACAAGTTAGAGCGTAAGGCGCTCAAGGAACTTTCTCGCCAGAGAGAGCAGGAGCGAGTCAAAGATAAGGCAGAAGATCGTCGTAAGGCAGCGACAAAAGCAGCCGAGAAGCGTCAGGATGAAATCAAGAAGCGTCTTGAGGAGAAGTTCGACATCGATGCCATCAACCTTCAAGCCGCTTTGAGCCGTCAATTATCAGATGAAGATAAGGCTCGCGTGAAGGCGCTTCAAGCCATCCGAACAGAGACCGCACAAGATGACGAGGCTTCGCTCAACCGTCTTATCGAGCTAGAACGCAAGCGCACTCAAGACTCCCTATTTGGTAGCTCTCTGGTCAAGAATCAACGTCTCGCAGATCTTGAGGCTGAATTGCAGGCACTTCTCAAGCTCGCAAGCGCTCGCATCGGATCTATTACCGGATCCGTGCCATCGACAGGCGTTGCGTCACCTTCTTTGACCGGAGAAGCCGCGCTTGAGGCATATAACCTAGGCGCTCGTAACCTTGGCGTCGCTGGCGGTGCCGCCTTCTTAGATTTCCTTTTCTCAGGAGAGACCGTCAATGCGACCGGCGTGGCACCTTTGAACGCAACGGCACCGTCTGGCGGTGCTGGCGTGGTGGTTATTCAAAATATCCAAGGCAGCGTTGTCACCGAACAAGAGCTCTTTGATAAGTTCCAAGATGAACTCTTTCAAGGAAATAGAGCCGGTATACCGGGTCAGCTTGAATTGTTAGGTCGCTAATGGCTGGCGCGGTGTTCAGTTGCAAGATCGACTTCTCTAACGGAGCAACTTTCGACCCGGCTCTCGTCCTTGATGATCCTTCGACTCCGCTTGATTCATCCATTCTTGGCACGGCTGCCAGCGACATCGTTGATGTAACGCCTTACGTCCTCTTTGCTCGCATCCGTCGTGCGTACAATCGAACCGCAGATAGTTTCTTTGCTGGTACGGCTCAAGTCAGGCTTGTCGATGAGGCTGGTATCTTCAATCCGGCTAATACAGGCGGTGCCAACTTTGGCAAGATTCTTCCAATGCGCAAAATCCGCTTTGAGGCTATTTATAACAACGTCACTTATGCGCTTGGATCAATGTACATCAAGGAATGGAAATACACGTCTCCGACCGGTTACGACCCGGCTTTCGTGGATCTCTCATGCGTTGATGGCTTTCAGCTTCTCAATCTGACCACGATCACAACGGTATCGGGCGGCACAGCCGGGCAGACTACCGGCCAACGCATCGCAACCATCTTGGATGCTGGCAATTGGCCAGCCATGCGAAATATCTCGACCACGAGTACGACTACGGTTCAGGCAGACACCGGCACATCCCGATCCCTTCTCGCAGCCTGCCAGACGGTCGAACAGACCGAAATGGGCGCCTTCTACATGGATGAAAATGGCAACGCCAATTTCAAGAGCCGAAATGACATTATCTTGGCTTCTGGCGGTACTCCGTACATCTTTACAGACGTCAATTCGACCAGCGCTATTACCTATCAATCCGTTGCCTTCGACCTATCGGATGCCGGACTTATCAATCGTGTTAGCGTAACGAGAGCCGGTGGAACGACTCAGACCGTCACGGATACCACGTCAATTGATCAATACTTCGAGCACAGCCGTATTCGTACCGGAATCATGCAAACGGACGCAGATGCTCTAGATCAAGCCAATCTCATCCTTGCCAGCCGTAAGGAAGTAGGCACCGACTTTACTTTGCAATCAATCACCCTTGATCTCTTCTCTGATCAAGATCCTAACCGTGTCGTGGCCGGTCTAGACATGGACATCTTCTCGCCTATCCAAGTGACACAGACCTTGCCTAACGGTAACGCGGTCAGTAATACCGTTGTGGCCGGCGTCGGCTACGATATAACTCCACGGAGTTTCACGGCTACTTTCACAACAGCACAGCCTTTCGCGGTAGGATTCGTCCTAGATTCCAGCGTGGATGGCTTGCTCGATCAAGACATCTTGAGCTACTAGGAGAAACGATGACCTTTCCAGCACAGACCTTCACAACCGGTCAGGTTCTAACAGCCGCTCAAATGAATGAGATCTCGACCGAGATCAATGACCTTTGGCGTCTAACCTTTCGGGCTGTGACCGGAACTTCTGACACGCTCCAATTAGCCGATTCTTCGAATAAGATCGTTACGTATTCAAACACCAACACGACTACTATCACCATCCCAAATTCATCGAGCGTTGCATTCACAACCGGTGCGGTCATCAACATTCTCAAGACCGGAGCAACCGGAACCGTCTCAATCGTGCAAGGTTCGGGCGTGACTATTTCAAGCGCTGGAACAACAGCAACGAACCCGACAATCACCGCAGTCGCAGGAGCGGCATCGATTATCAAGAGCACCGGAGACAGTTTCTTCGTAGTAGGACGTCTAATCTAAGATGAACATTCTTGGGATCGTTGCTTCACAATCCGTCAAAGCGCCTTTGGTTGTTAATTATCTGGTTGTTGCTGGCGGTGGTGGCGGTGGATATTCGTACGGTGGTGGCGCTGGCGCCGGTGGAATGCGTTGCACAATTGACGCAACCGGCGGTGGTGGAAGTCTAGAATCAGCATTGAATTTATCTGTTTCCACCGCTTATTCTTTGATTATTGGTGGCGGTGGATCCGGAGGCACAAGTGGCGCTAATGGTACCGGTGGTAATAATTCAACGTTTTCAACTATTACAAGCACCGGCGGTGGTCGCGGTGGGTCTTATGAAAGAAATTATGCTGGCGGTAATGGCGGCTCAGGTGGTGGTGCTGGCGGTAACGGCTCGGCCGGTGGCGTCTATTTGGATGCCGGTACAAAAACTACAGGCCAAGGTAATGATGGCGGTCGAGGCTACAGCACCAACTCTTCTGGCGGCGGTGGTGGTGGCGCCGGACAAGTCGGCCAAGAAGCAAGCTCAACAACTAACGGAATTGCCGGTAATGGTGGAAATGGAACCGCAACTAGTATTTCAGGCTCATCGACAACTTATGCTGGCGGCGGTGGTGGTGGCTCGACCGTCGCAGGCGGTAACGGAATTAGCGCTGGAACAGGCGGCACCGGTGGTGGTGGCGCTGGTTCGAGGTTTCCAAATACGGCAGGCAGTAATGGATCAACTAATAGCGGTGGCGGCGGCGGCGGTGGTGGTTATGATCCCGGTGGTAATGGCGGCACCGGTGGTTCTGGAATTATAATCTTGCGTTATCCTGCCGTTTATACTGCAACGTTCTCTGGTGGAGTAACGCAAAGCACAACTACTTCCGGAAATAATAAGATTAGCTCAATAACGGCGGCTGGTGTATCGGATACGGTGACATTCTCATAATGGCTCATTACGCATATCTCGACGAAAACAACATTGTTGTCATGGTTATTGTTGGCAAAGATGAGAATGAACTCATCGACGGTCTAAATCCAGAGATTTACTACGCTCAAGGAACTCCGTACACCGTCAAAAGGACTTCATACAATAACCGCATAAGGAAACAATATGCAGGAGTCGGATTCTCTTACGATCCTAATGATGACGTGTTTATTGCAGCACAACCGTATCCTTCATGGACACTTGATGAGAATCATGATTGGCAACCTCCAAAACCTAAGCCTCAAGGCAGATTTTATTGGAATGAAGATCTAGGTGAGTGGGTAGGTAGTGGCGGTCAGTCATAACGGATGGCCTGCAAGTCAAAATCGTAACGCGATTGGGATTCAGAGCTATCGAATACCCGGCACACGCATATCCTTCGCTTGCGCTCGCGCTGTAGCGCCTATTTTGGTGAATTTCGCCAAAGACTTTCATGAGCAAGTCGAGCCGATTGACAAGGGACAACTCGATGATTGGGGATATGCCTTTCGTCCTATCCGTGGCACCACGGTTCACTTGAGTAATCACGCCTCCGGCACGGCCATCGATCTCAATGCTCTAAAGCATCCTCTTGGCGCTTCTGGCACCTTTACCAAGGCACAAGAGCGCACCATTCGCGAATTATGTAAGCATTATGGACTAAGATGGGGCGGTGATTACGAGGTGCGCAAAGATGAGATGCACTTTGAAATCAATATAAGCCCGGAGAAGGCCAAGCGCCTCATAGCAGATCTAGGACTTACCGATGCTCAATCCAAGAACCGTCAGAACCGCTAAGCAACTTCTTGCTTCATGGGCAAGGGTGGCAGCATCAGCCGCGCTCGCCTTTTATGTCGCTACCGGCAGTCTTGATGCCAAAGCCATCGCTTCGGCAGCTCTGACCGCTGTTATTCCTCCGGTGCTTCGCTGGCTCAACCCGAACGATCAACTTGGTGCATGATGGCAGAAGTTGTGACCGCTCTCGGAGTTATCGCCGCAAGTACGATCTCTGGCATCGCAGCTCTCTATGCAGCCAAGGCAGAGCGTAATTCTCGTCCGGTATCGAATGGCTTTGCTACTGAAGTGACTACCGATCTTCGTGAGCTTCGGTTACTCTTTATCGAACATCTGAACAATCATCAGAAAGGGTAGGGGTGGAACCGGGACAAAACACAAATCTCGTCATCGTGGGATCACGATCGAGAGCCGAGAAGGCAGTCGCTTGCTTTGAACAACTTAAGAAAGTCAGTCATATCTCAGACTTTCTCATCCTCATTAATGAGGATCAACAAGACCTTTATCCAGACATTGATAG